TAAATGTAAAACCACCTTTAGAATGAAGTATTAGTTGAAATATATTTTCGTGTATTTCTCTTTTGTACTCAGGAGGAAGGCCAAAAAAATCGTACGGTTATTGGAACCGCGACCTCTGTTTCCTTTCCGATTGAATCAACAACTTTTACATTCATATCCACATCTGGTGTAATTGATTTTAGATATTGTCTAAAAGCCAATGAATCTCTTGACAAAAATTCATTATCTACAAAACTATTGATATGTGATTTTTCTGATTTACCATCTACTGAAAGTATCATATGTTTTAATCGTGTAGTAAGTTCAGAACTTAGATTTTTAGATAATTTTTGTTTTGCTTTAATTTCTAAATCTATATCTTTTTCATCTTTACCAGTCAATAATTTAAATGTAATTTCTCTTTTTGACGATGGTAAATTAAATGAAAATTCATTTTGACCTTTTGTAAACTGAGAAAAATCTATGTCAACAGGTTCAAGTTTTGATAAATCTGCTACTTGTTCTACTCCATCATATTCAAATTCATAATCCTTACCATACCCAAGAATTCTAGCTGCTACCATAATTGCATTCTTATCTCCAACAAACATATCATCTATTTTAACTGATTTGTCCACAATTAGTGATTCTAACAATTTTTCAATAACAACACCTTGTTGTATTAAGTTTTGAGAGGTAAGAATATCCTCTTCTTTAGCGGTCATATATTTTACTTCTACTTTGCCACTTGAAAGTGGATGACCTTCAAAGTAAAAATACCCCTTAGATGGTAAGTCCACCATCTCAGTAGGGAATTTGTATTCAGCCATAAATGACTCCTTTATGAATTAAGTTTAAAACCAATTATAATTATAACCCTTGTATCTAAAATAACAAATTATTTTGACGGTGCAAATTTATCTTTGATTGGTTTAAGAATCATATCAAAAATAATATCGTCATATTTTGTTGGGGTAAGTTTAACTATTTTTTCTAAAGCATAGATAACAATTAAAACATATTCCCAATTTTGTGCTAACCATTCACTCATTGTATTCTCCTATTAGAATTGTAAGATTGCGTAATCGTATTTAAGTGTTAATGTAATTTCTGCTGGGTCACTTGTAGCGTAATCTAAATCACCAAAATTTGCTGATTCAATATAAGTACCCTTCAATACCCATTCTTCAACAATATCTCCAACTGGACCTAACATATTAAACGTAACATCTTTTTTATAAAAATCTGAGTATCCATCACGACCTGTTACTGATTCGTGAGATAAACGTATCCATTCCATAACTGCTTGTGCTGCTGAAGGAACTACGGGGTCGTATAATACAATATCTATTGGCTGCCAAGCTCCTTTACCTTTAATATATCGTTTGACATTAATGTGGTCTAATACTATTTCTTCAAACTCAATAGATGGTCTGTTTGCAGTTTTAATCAAATAAGCTGGAACACCTTCAATCGTCATAATAAACCGATTTTTTGTTTTCGGCTCGAACGGTGTAAACATAATTTGTGAAGGGTCTAATGTAGCCATTATTTATTCTCCCATAAAAATCTTCTTAATTTCCATTCATAAATAAATATCAAATAAACAAATTTTTGATAAAAACAAAAAACCCCTACCGAAGTAAGGGTTTTTTTACTATACATTAACGTTATTTATAAGTTAAACTTACTCAGGAAACGTAGCTCCTGTTGGTTGAACAACAAAATCAAGTACGATAAACTCTGCAGTTCTCGTAGGTTGAATAAAGATTTGCCCAACTAATTGATTTCTATCTACCACATCTGGTGTGTTGTTAGAATCATCCATTACTACTCTGAAAGCACTCAATCCACTGTTAGATTGAACTTGTTCCATATATGGATTTACAATGTTCAAGAAACGATTTCTTAGTGCTTGAGTATTTTGTTCAAATACTAAGAATCTTGAAGCACTTGCAATGAATTTTCTCAATGCAATCAACAATCTACGAACATTAATTCTGTCTAACGCAGATGGTTTAGACTGTAATGTTTTTTGTCCGAAGACAACAACACCCTGACCTGGGAAAGAAGCAATCGGATTGATTCTATTCTCATACAAATCATCTCGTTCTGCGTGAGTCAATCTTGTTTTAGCTTCTAATACTGTAGTTAATCCACCACGATTCAAACCTGCTGGTGCGAACCATTCGTGAGCTACTCTATCAGTATAAGATATTACACCAGGTAATACTACTGAAGGTGGTACCCAAACAGGTCTATTAGTATCTCTGTCAGCTATTTTTACCCAAGGATAATATGTAGCTGCATAATTCGTATCAAGTGTTTTGATTGTATTCTTTACAGTACTTATCGAATCTGCATATGCAGATGCGTCTAAGATGTAAAGAGCATCAGCACGAGCTTCAGTTTTTGATATTGCGTGATTAGATACAGTTGAATGTAATGAATGTATTACACCAGGTGTAACTAACAAATTAATATCAAACTCATCAGGATTACTTACAGCATTGATTGCTCTCTTGTAAGCTACTGAACCACTTGCGGCTGCAGAAGACATATCAAATCCCTGTGAATTAGTACTTGAAATATCTGCACCAACTGAATAAGCAGTTGCTGGATTACTACCATCAAATCCCCATTGGAAAGGAACGACAAACTTTAACTGTTGTACTGCAGAAGCAGTAAGTGAGTTTTTCACATCACCACCAGCAAAATCTGAAGATAATGAGGTATCAAAATCATCATTACCAAAAAAGTCTTCAAGACTCATAGTTACGTTGTTTCCATTATTTGCATTATATGGAATTGGTGCAAGATACTGAGAGTTATCTGCGTTTTGATGGTCATCTATAAAGTTAATACCGTAAGGAACACTTGCATCAAATGTACCATTTACATCAGTTTGTTCTCTTTTAAATGATGCACTTGGAATATTAGTTGTTCCTGGTACTGGATTTTTAACTGACGCATGTCCCATTGGTACAACTGTTTTAGGATATTTGAAAACTCCATCTTGTTCCATATCTGCATAATCACCAACTCTAATATATTTACTCAAGTTTGGATAGTTACCATAATATGTTAGTTTACCATTAGAATCTATCTCAACCCATCTATCACCAATCACTTTAGCAAAATAATTTGCTGAATCAGGGTCAAATGTACATTTAGAAAATTGTTCTAAAATAACACCATCTTCTATACCAATTACTTGTATATCAAATGTTCCGTAATCAGAACCCGCTACATCATCAGCTGATACTACATTTACAATATTTATTCTGTATGATGTGTTTATATCAGTACCGTGTGAACGACTATAAACTCTAAATAAACTATATCTTGTGTTATTAATTCTTTGTGATTGTAGCATTGGTGTTCTAGCAAACATATAATCTTGGTTACCAGTAAAAGATGAAGCATTACCTTGACTATCAAAGGATGTATTACCTGTTACAAAGTCAAAACCATTACTTGTTACTATTGCTGAAGCAGAGTATGCTGTTGATGAAGCACTTAAACTCATTGCTGCATGTTTAAATACTTTATAAACATATACTGATGCATCATTTTGACCTGATTTTGTTGATTGTGGACTGGAACTTATTACACCTCCAGTATCACTCTCTGCTACAAAACTTTCACTACCTGTGTTGAATGAAAGTGTATATGTTTCTGCTGAAACATCACTACCTGAAACAGTTAAAACAAATGAGTTATGACTTCCACCTGCAGTTACTGTAGTTCCACTTAAATCACCAGTGCCACTTGAACCACGTGAAGGTGCTAATACTGCAAGTGAACGTGTTCCCTCCATTGTTACACCAGCGCTATATACAGCAAGTTGTACTGAATCTGCTTGATATCCACCGATACCAAGTACTCTAACTACTGTTACAACTCCTGCACTTCTTAAATATTGTTCTACGGTGTAAGGTGTGTAAAATCTTGCATCCATACCACCAAACATTTCTTCAAATTCTTGAAAGGTTGTTATTTGTGTTGGTGTGAAAGCTGGACCTTGTTTTGTTGGACCAATGACTGCTGCACCTATTTCACCTATCGCCTGTGGTAAAAAAGATAAATCTCTTTCTCTGGTAAATACACCTGGCGATACAATTCGTTCTGCCATATTTTTTCTCCTAAAATCTTATATTTTTATGTGTAAAAATAACTACACTTATTCCATTATAAGTATAATGTAACTCCTCCAAAATAAGGATTTAAGAGGGTTTTTTA